ACTACTCCGACCTTGACAGTATCATCCAGGAGCTTGAGACTAGAATAGCGCAGATAAGCCGAATCCTGGACAAACACGCAGACCCGAATATGTACGGCCCGGACACGGCACTAGAGCATGACCCGACAACCGGGCAATGGGGCTACCGGGGCGGAGGCAAATACTTCCCCGTTGGACAGGGCGAACAGCCGCCGGGCTATGTTACCTGGGACGGACAATTGGAAGCGGCGTTCAAGCAGATTGATCTGCTGATGGAGCAGTTATATATTTTAAGTGAAACATCAGCTGCAGCATTTGGCCAACTCAAGGCCGGACTTGCCGAATCAGGCACAGCACTACGCAGGCTGATGATGGCTCCGCTGGCGAAAGTAAACCGTATCCGCATGAGGTTTGATCCGGCGCTAAAAGACGTCCTCTGGCTGGCTTCGCTGCTTGAAAAAGCGCAGGGCATGAGCGGGGCAGTGGTGCTTGAGGATATCCACATTGATTGGAAAGACGGCCTGCCGGATGATGAAGCCGAGCTCACGCAGAACGAAACTCAGCGATATACGGCTGGATTGACAAGTCTTGAAAGCTCCTTGAGGCGGCTGTACGGCTTGGAGGGCGATGCGCTGCAGGAGGAAATAGACAGGATAAAGGGCGAGCAGCAGACGCAGGGCAATACTGGATTGCCGACAATAACCTTGCCGCCAGCAGAGGGCGAAGGCGCAGGTGAAGAATAATGGCAGATGTAAGACAATTCAGTGATGCCGAGATAGAGCGGCTTGTCAAATTCTATGAGCAGGCAGAACGAGAAATCCTTGACCGGTTGAACAGGGCGTTGCTCCGGGCCAATAAAACAGAATACCTTGCACAAATGAAGCGAAACATTGAGGCTATATTGCAACAGCTTAGGGAAGGAAATCGGACTTGGTGCGAGCAAGCTATTCCAAGAGTGTATTCTCAGGGGCTTTATAGTGCTGATGCTATGCTAAAAGATATCGGTGCTACTGTAAAAGCTGGCTTTGGCGCTATTCACCAGCAAGCGGCCCAAGTACTGGCCGAAAATGCTTTCCAGAGGTTAGAGGATGTGGCCCAGGTGATAGGCCGGCAGGTGAACGATATATACCGGGAGCTGGCCCTGGAAAACGTCCGGGGAACGGTTGTTGGATATGATACGTGGAAGCAGACCGCTAGAAGGTTTAGGGAACAGTTAGCAGAGCGGGGCGTAACCGGGTTCAAGGACCGCTCCGGTAAGATGTGGAACATGCGGACCTACTGCGAAATGCACGCAAGGACGGTTTGCATGCAAGCGCATCTTGAAGGCACAGCCAACCGGCTGGTAGAGCAGGGACATGACCTTGTGAAAGTCAGCACTCACCGGGGAGCTTGTGAGCTGTGCCAGCCGTGGCAAGGAAAGATATTGAGCATCACAGGGAAAACAAAAGGCTACCCGACGCTGGAAGAGGCTAAGGCCGCAGGGCTATTTCATCCTCGCTGCAGGCATGCTTACGGATTGCATATTGACTTGGACAAAGAGATTGAGGAACTGGATAAGGAGGTGGGCTGAATAGCTTGCAATAAGCGCCTTCGGGCGTTTTTCTTTGCCCTTCTTTCGTATTGTCAGGGCATAAAGAGACAAGACCTGAGAACTGGGACTGACCAGTATAAAAAGTAACAGGAAAGGAGTTTTAATAATGGATTGGTTAAAAGAACTACTCAAAAAAGCAGGAATCGAAGAAGGTAAACTGGATGGCACGATTGCCGACATTAACAAGGAACTGCCCAAGTATTTCATCCCCAAAGACAAATACAACGAAGCGGCAGAGGCAAAAAAGAAGCTGGAGGCCGACATCCAGGAGAGAGACAAGCAGCTTGAAGAACTCAAAAAAGCAGCAGGTTCAAATGAGGAGCTTAAAAAGCAAATCACTGACCTGCAGGAAGCTAACAAAAAGGCCGGCGAAGAATGGCAGGCTAAAATGGCACAAATGCAGCTTGATTTTGCCATTGAAAAAGCCCTTGCCGCAGCTAAGGCCAAGAACGCCAAAGCCGTTAAAGCCTTGCTTGACTTGGAGAAGGTGAAGCTGGATGGCGAGCAATTGCTTGGATTGGATGACCAACTAAAGGCAATCAAAGAGTCTGATCCGTACCTTTTCGGTGAACCCGGCAAAGTAGGGGGAGGCACCAACCCGCCAGGTGCTGGCAACTCTGAAGTTAACCCGTGGAAAAAGGAAACATTCAACCTGACTAAGCAGGGCGAGTTGTTGAGAACTAACCCGGCGTTGGCAGCAAAGCTTAAAGCGGAAGCTGGAAAATGATTAAAAAGGAAGTGATAACATGGCATGGGCAGATATAAGCACCTATAATGCCAGTGAACTTGCAAAAACAAAAGCGGAAATTGACGAAGTAATAAGCGCAATAGGCGCAAAATTTATAGCGCATAGGCACAGAAACGGTAAGATTACCGATGAAGAGCATTATGCTACATTGTTTGTAAATCAGACATTAGTTCCCAGAGCTGCAGCGTTTAGTGCAGCGCTTAGCGACACAGCTATTATTGCAACTGTAAAAGGTTTAATTGAAGCAGCAACCTATACAATGACGCAAGCCGAAGCAACCAGTGAAGCTGCCGTTAAAGCAGAAGTTGAATCAGTGATAGCGGTACTGGAATTAGATGGCGTGGCAACAGAAGTTGAAAAAGTTTCGTATACCGAAGCCGTTGCAGGAGACGCAGGAGACCCGGACGGAACTAACGGAAGCTATAAGTTTAAAGTAAACCTATCAAAAGGCATAATGACAGGGGTTACATCTGAACTGACAATGACCATAACCGCAACACCGCTTAGCGACACAGCTATTATTGCAACTGTAAAAGGTTTAATTGAAGCAGCAACCTATACAATGACGCAAGCCGAAGCAACCAGTGAAGCTGCCGTTAAAGCAGAAGTTGAATCTGTGATAGCGACACTGGAATTAAAAGGTGTGGCAACAGAAGTTGAAAAAGTTTCGTATACCGAAGCCGTTGCGGGTGATGCAGGAGACCCGGACGGAACTAACGGAAGCTATAAGTTTAAAGTAAACCTATCAAAAGGCATAATGACAGGGGTTACATCTGAATTGACAATGACAATAACCGCAACCCCACACGCATAAGAAAATAATTTTAAAAAAGGAGAGATAAAGCATGCCAGCAACAAGAATAGCGGACGTAATTGTCCCGGAAGTATTTAACCCTTACGTAATCAAAAGAACAGCCGAATTATCCGAACTTTACCAGTCGGGGATAATTCAGAATGACCCGGCGTTTGATAGATTAGCAACCAGCGGAGGCAGACTTTTAAACATGCCCTACTGGAATGACCTGACCGGCGCTGACGAAGTATTAAGCGATCAGAACCCCCTGCAGGTAGAAAATATCACATCAGGGCAGGACATTGCAGCGTTAATCATGAGAGGTAAGGCTTGGGGAGTAAACGACCTTGCAAGAGCATTGTCAGGTGATGACCCGATGGGAGCAATAGGCGATTTAGTAGCTGCTTACTGGGCAAGAAGGATGCAGGTAATACTGCTCAATGTCCTTGCAGGGATATTTTCAGCAGCCAATATGGCGGGGAACTTACTCGACATATCACAAGTAGCAGCTCCGGCGGAACCTGCTATAACAGGGCAAACAGCAGTAGACGCGCTGCAGCTTTTAGGGGATGCAAAGGATAGGCTAACCGGATTTATGATGCACAGCATGACCGAGGCTAGCCTAATTAAGCAAGGTCTGATTACACAGGAACTGGAAACCGTCAACGGACAGAGCGTACGTGTAAAAAGGTTCCTGGGCAAACGAGTAATTGTCGACGATGGCTGCCCTGTAAACGTTAATGTTTACACGACTTACCTGTTCGGCGAAGGTGCCATTGCCTATGGAAACGGAGCGGCTCCCGTACCGACCGAGACCGATAGGGATAGCTTGAAGGGTGATGATATCCTCATTAACAGGAAGCATTTTATTTTGCATCCGAGAGGCGTGGCGTTTCAGGATGCCGCAGTAGTAGGAAGTTCACCGACTAACCTAGAACTTGCGAACGCTGCAAACTGGAGCAGGGTATACGAGAACAAAAACATCAGAATCGCAGCATTTATTCACACGCTAAAACCGTAAGAGGGGTTAAAACCCCTCTTTAAGGAGGTGTATTATGGGTCTTGCAGCATTTAACCGCATGAGGCGACTAAAACAGGTTGACAAAAACAAAGAAGTAATAGAAAATAAAAGCAAAAAGGAGGAAGTAACATGCCCCTCCAAATCGGAATCGAAAGCTACGTCACAGTTGAAGAAGCAAACGAGTACTTCGCAGGACGCCTCCACGCCGAAAGCTGGGGGCAAGCAGACGACAGTACCAAAGAAAAAGCCCTCAAGCAAGCAACAAGGCAAATAGA